GAAAGAACAAAAATCAGTAAGAAACAGACTGTTTAAAACAGAGAAAGTAGAATTAGAATCTCAAAAAGTTGAGCTTAGTTCTACATCAGATTTAGAAAAAAAAATAAATGAAATTAAATCTTTTTTAAAAAAATATAGAAATATTAAAAAAGATGTTCAAGAATCTGCAAAAATAATAAAACAAGCAAGAAAATTAAATGATGATGGTTTTGATTTAAGAAGTAGCTCATCAAAATTAGCTATACCTATTAAAAAACAAGCTAAAGAGTTAGGAGTTGATTTTAGAGAAATACCTATAATAAAAGAATATGCTAAGGTAGTAGCTGAATTAGATGCTTTAAATTCTGAAATACTTAGAGAGTTACCAAGATAAAAATATAAAATTTTATTTAACTATTTATATATTAATATGACAACGATTGACAAAATTAAGGAAATTCTAAATTTATCTGTGGAGGTAAAGCTAGAACAACAGAAATTAGACAATGGTGCTATATTAGAAGCTGAAGCATTTGAACCTAATAAAGAGGTTTTTATTGTAACGGATGACAATAGAGTTCCTGTACCTGTTGGAGAGTACAATTTAGAGGATGGTAAAACTTTAGTAATAGCAGAAGAGGGATTAATTTCTGAGATTAAAGAAGTAGAGCAAGAATCTGAAGAGGTAGTAGAAGAGAATGTAGAAGAGGATGTAGAGGCTACTCCTGAAGTAGAAATGACTGAGGAAAAAGCTACACCTAAAAAAGTAGTAGAATCAATTACTAAAGAGATGTTCTTTTCAGAAATTGAAAAACTACAAAAAGAGATTGATGCTTTAAAAAGCGAGAAAGTAGAATTAAATGAGCAAGTAAATGAGGATTTACAAGCTGAGTTAGATAAACCAGCAGTAGAACCTATTTCATTTAATCCTGAGAACAAACAGACTTTATCTAAAATAAAAATAGGTAATAATAGGCCTATGTCTACTTTAGATAGAGTAATGAGAAAATTAAGTAACTAAAATTAAAAAATTAAAAAAATGAGTGTTTCTTTAACTTCAACTTATGCTGGTGAATTTAGTGGTAAATATATTGCTGCTGCTTTATTATCAGCTTCTACTCTAGATGCTGGAGCTATCAGCATTATGCCTAATGTAAAATACAAGGCAGTAATTCAAAAAGGTGCTACTGATGACATCGTAAAAGATGCTACTTGTGATTTTGTCACAGATCAAGGCACATTAACATTGACAGAAGCAGTTTTACAACCTGATGAATTTCAAGTAAATTTGATTCTATGTAAAAAAGACCTACACAATTCTTGGGAAGCTGAACAAATGGGATATTCTGCATTTGACAACTTAGCTCCAAGTTTTGCAGAGTTTGTGATTGCTCACGTTGCTGCTAAAGTAGCTGATAAGACAGAGAAAAACATTTGGAAAGGTGCTACTGCTACTAGTGGAGAGTTTGATGGTTTTGAAGCTAAATTATTAGCAGATGGAACTGTAAACGATGTAACAGGAACTACTGTAACTGCTACAAATGTAATTGATGAAATGGGTAAGGTAATTGATTCAGCAGTAGCTAACGCACCAGCTATATTAGGTTCTGAGGATTTAACTTTATATGTACCTATTAATGTTGCACAGGCTTACATTAGAGCATTAGGAGGATTTGCTGCTACTATTGGAGGAGCTGGTACAGATAACAAAGGTACTCAATGGTATAATGGAGGAGCTTTAACTTTTGAGGGTGTAAATATCTTTGTTTGTAAAGGTATGTCATCTAACAAAATGGTGTTAGCTGAAAAGTCTAATCTTTATTTTGGTACAGGTTTGATGAGTGATCAAAATGAAGTGCGTGTGATTGACACAAGTGAAACTCTAGGGGATCAAAATGTAAGAGTAATAATGAGATTTACAGGAGGTGTACAACACGTTTTCGGTTCTGATATCGTTTATTATTCTTAGTAAAACAATTAACTAACAATAAAAGGGGGTAGGGATTTTACACCCTACCTTTTTTTTTAAGAAAAACTATAAATAACGCTGATAGAAGTGTAACTACTTGATAATCAGCATAATACAAAAATACAATGTCGTGTTTATTAACTAGTGGTCGAAAAGTAGCGTGTAAAAGCTCAGTAGGTGGCATTAAAACTGTTTACTTTGCTGATTATGGTACTTTAGGAGATGCTACAATAACTTCAGGAGAGATTACTGCTTTTTCAGGTACTCCTACTTGGTTTCAGTTTGACCTAAAAGGTACATCAACTTTAGAAACTGCAATAACATCATCGAGAGAGAATGGTACTACTTTTTATGAGAGTACATTAACTTTGAGTTTACCTTATTTAGATAAGTCTACACAAGAAGAGATAAAATTATTAGCAATCAGTAGACCTCATATAGCTATTGAGGATTATAATGGTAATTTCTTTTTAGTAGGTTTACTTAATGGAGGTGATGTAAATGGAGGTACAATTTCAACAGGTGCAGCGATGGGTGACCTATCAGGTTCATCTTTAACATTTGTAGCACAGGAAAAGGATGCTCCTAATTTTGTAGTATCTACTGTAATTACTGATGATGCTTCAGTTACTCAAATTGATCCTACTGCATAAAAACAATTAACTAACAATAAAAGGGGGTAGGGATTTTACACCCTACCTTTTTTTTTAAGAAA